TCGCTGAAGGATAGGTCGCGTGAGCGCGACAACCGTCACGAAAACGTACTTGCTGTGCGTCAGGGTAACATTGCTGGCATCTACCCAGATTTTTTTCCAGATGGTATTGATGCTAACGTAGTTGCCAACTTTATTGACATTGTTGCTCGTGACCTATCTGAGGTTATGGCTCCGCTTCCTGCTATCAATTGCTCTGCAATTAACCAAGCAGAAGACAAGCCACGTAAGTTTGCTGACCGCCGTACCCAGATTGCAGCAAATTATTTTGTTAATTCAGATTTGCAAGTACAGATGTACACTGGTGCTGACTGGTACATCACATTTGGTTTCGTCCCTTTCATTGTTGAATTCGACGAAGAAGCAGGGCTGCCACGTATTCGCATAGAAAACCCAGTGGGGGCTTACCCAGAGTTTGACCGCTATGGACGTTGCATTGCCTTTGCTAAGAAGTACCGCATGACAATAGCCGAACTGGTTGCACAGTTCCCAGAATTTGAATCCCAGATTCTTGGCGAAGATGGCTATGACCAGAATATGAATGCAGACCTAACTGTTATTCGTTACTACGATAAAGAACAGTCTGTCATTTACATTCCAGACCGCAACAACCTTGCGGTATCTGTAGCGGTAAACCCAGTCAAGAAGATGCTAGTTCACATTGCACGTCGCCCATCCGTTGATGGACAAATGCGTGGACAGTTTGATGACGTACTTGGTATTCAGTTGCTTCGCAATCGTTTTGCATTACTTGCAATGGAAGCAGCAGAGAAGTCAGTTCAGTCACCTATCGTCTTGCCTAGCGATGTGCAGGAGTTTGAATTCGGTGGCGATGGCGTTATCCGCACAAGCAATCCTGCTGGTGTTCGCCGTGTAGAACTTCCTATTCCTGCAGGTGCATTTAATGAGCAGACTATTCTGCAGGCAGAACTTCGCACTGGTACTCGTTATCCAGAGTCACGCACTGGTAACGTTGATGCTTCAATTATTACGGGACAAGGCGTGCAAGCACTTATGGGTGGCTTTGATACGCAGATTAAATCTGCTCAGGCTATCTTTGCTTCTACACTTAAAGATGTTATTTCAACCTGCTTTGAGTCTGATGAAGTAGTATTTGATTTTAAGAAGACAATTCGTGGAGTAGATGCAGGTGCACCATATGCACTTGAGTATCTTCCATCTAAGGACATCAAGGGTGACTACTCAGCCGATGTTCGCTACGGCATGCTGGCTGGACTTAATCCAGCGCAGGGCCTTATTTTTATGTTGCAGGCGTTGGGCGGCGATTTGATTTCCGTAGACTTGGCACAGCGAGAAATGCCATTCGGAATCAACGTGACACAAGAACAAGAGAAGATTGAAGTTGAAAAACTTCGCAAGGCTCTCATTGGTTCACTGACAGCATATACACAAACAATTCCACAGATGGCAACTCAGGGTCAAGACCCGCTTCCAGTTATTCAAAAAATTGCTATGGCAATTAAGGGACGTAAGGCTGGCAAGTCAATTGAGGATGTTATTGAGGAAGTGTTTACACCAGAGAATCCTCCTGCTGGAACTCCAGTTGAGCAACCCGTCCCCTCTGCTCCTGGCGCTCCAGTAGGAGGCGCTCCTGGACAGGCTGGTCCACCAGATTTACAGATGCTGCTTAGCCGTTTGAGTACAAGCGGAGAGGCAACAGGTTCGGCACAAGTAAGACAGCAACGAGTACTCTAAGGGGGTAAATCATGGCACAACGTAAGAAGCCAGTACGTCAAACAAAAGTAAGTACTGTCAGTTCAGATGATTACACCCCACTTGAAAAGTATTGCATTGCACTTAATGAATATTACAAGGCACTGCGTGTAGCAGGTTTTCCAGTTGATATCTGTTTAACAATGATTTCGGATAAGGACTCTTATCCTGACTGGTTGATTCCTGACCTACCAAATAAAATTAATCCATTGAAGTATGTTGACGATGATGAGGATGAAGACTAATGGCACAACAGGGCGGATACCGCAAGCCAGAAAACCCAGCACCCGCATCAGGTCCAGGCGCACTTTCTCAACGTACCGATGGTGGTCCAGCACAAGGTGCTAAGTACATGTCTGGTATGCCTTATGGTGAAAATACTTATGACCAGCAAACTGCTGCTCCCATGGCTGGTAAAGCACCAGTACCACCTACACCAACAGTTTCTATGCCAACACCATTGATGGCTCCAACTGAGCGACCAAATGACCCTGTTACATCAGGTATTGATTTAGGTGATGGTCCTGATAGTTCTGCACTTGGCCTGCCAACAGAAGAACCAACACTTGCTTCTACAATTAAAAGAATTGCACAGTACGACAACAGCGGTGAAGCAGAACTTCTTTATGCGATTATTTCTGAATATGGGTACTAATGGCCCGCATAATCAATCCAGTCGTAGGTGAATTAAACCCTAACATTTATTCTGCTGCACAGTCTGCAGGTCTTAGCCCACAAGAGGCTACAGTTATCGAGCAGTTTTCTTTTACTGTAAAGAATGCTAAACGTCTACGCAATATGGATGCTAAGCAGGCTAAGCAGCAATTTGAAGCACTAGATGAGGATGCACAAAATCTTATTCGTGCTATGTATCCAGATGCTGAGTTTGCAAAAGAAGACCAGTCTTTATTAAAGAAAACTCTTGGTGTTACTTCAACAATTGCCAAGGGACTTGCTTCGCCAATTGTTATGACTTTTCAGGTTGCTGGTGAATATGGTAAATTTATTAATACACCATACTCTGCTGTTCGACAAATTAAACAGGGTGCTAATCCGTTTTCATTAAAGACATGGACAACAGCATATGCTGGTAAGCAACTTTATGACAAGGGTGCTGTAAGCCGTCTTCAAGAAAAGTATGGCCAAGAAAAGGTTTTGCTTGCACAAGGTTTGCTTGCTGGTAAAACTCCTGGCGAAGTAATTGAAGAGTATGGCAAAGTTGATGCCAAGATTATTGATGCAATTGCTGTAGCATTTGATGAACCAAAGAAATTTAATTTAGTTTTAGAAGATGTTAAATATGCACAAACATCACCAGGTCGTGACCTTGCCCGTAAGGGACTAGAGGCAAAGTATGACCCAACATATAAGACTAATCCAATTCTTAAAATGTTTACTGGTGACTTAGCAGACCCTAAAGTTTTTGAAAAGTGGAAGAAAATCACCAAAAGAAATACTGGTGGTCTTGATGCTATCTATCAGTTTATGATTGACCCATTTACATATTTTACCGCTGGAACAACAAAGGCTGCAACCAAGGGTGCACAGTATGCAGAACTTGTTAAACGAGAAGCCGATGAAGGAAATTATATTGGCGGTATTAAGCAAATTTTTGCTAAGCCAGATGTGCGTGAATTGTGGGATGGTGAACTGGGTAAACTTATTAAAAAGTTTAAGGAAGCACCTAATAATGCTGAGAAATCACTTACTTATCGTGAGATTGCACAAAAATATCCAGGCTTTAGCAATTTTGAAACTGTAGATGTACTTGCCCGTAATGGTGCAGTTGATGCTGCTGGTGCAGAAAGATTCTTTTCTGAGATACATAATGGTGATATGCTTCTTAAGGGCCGCGTAGATGGCATTACATTCCTTCGCAATGGAATAGCAACTGCTCGTAATCAACGCCAGATTAGTGGTGGTATTGCTACATCAGCAGATGCTTTTTTTAATCCAACTGCTACTTCAAAATCTGTTATTGATAGAATTGAAGCCTTAGAAGCAAAAGGCACAGAGGCTGCCGATATTCTTAGAACAGTTGGCGATGATATTGATAAAGGTGTAAACAAAACTGGTATTGAGCGATTTACGGATATTGATGCTGATATTAAAAAGGCTCGCCGTATTGCAGAAATTACTGGACGTATGATGTCTCGCAATCCTGGTGGTGGTAGAATCCTACTAGGTGAAGATGCAATTAAAACAGCAGAAACATTTCGATTGGTTGCGCGTCAAGTATTTACTCGTGATGTAGCAGACTATGTGACATTTGAATTTTTGCAAGCATCAACTAATGACCAGATTGTTATTTTGCGTAACTTATATGCAACGATTATGCACCGATATGGTTTATATGGAACACCAGAAGGCCGTGCTTTTATAGACGAAATTTTAGGTAGAACATTTAATAATAAGGCTGGTATGACAGCCGTTGCTAGAACAGAAGTTCCTACAGAATTTTTAGATGATGTAAGCGAGCATGTACTTCGTGTAGAAAACGATGTTGCATTTTTGCAAGCACGTGGCGCTGTTCAACCTAGTCAGTTGGCGGAAGGCATAGCAGTTCTTCCCTACGAACAAATTATTCAAATTGCAGCAAGATATAAGCGCAAAGATTCTATTGCTGCTTTATTTGATGGTGCTACTCGTAATAAATTTATTAGTGAAATAGTTAACTTTTGGACAATCTATACACTATTTCCGCGCCTTGGTATTCGTTCTGCGATTGATGAAACCTTTATGTATGCTCTTAGCGCACCAGCACAGGACCTACTTAACTTTGCTCGACCATCTATCCGCAAAGAAAAAGCAGTTCTTACTGCATTAACTGGTTCTAAGGCAGCAGTTGGTCCAATTAAGCGTGCCATTAATAAAACATTTCGCAAGGGTGGAGCAGAAGAACGTTTATCTATTGAAGAACGTATTCGTATTCCACAAGAGATTGCTGATGACTTGGGTATTCCAGTAGAAGAAGTAACGAACATGATGATTCGTGAAGAAACTGTAAGCCGAGTCTTTGCTATGTATGGCGTAGATGAAGCAGTCGGCAACTTTAAGTGGATTAAAGAAGCATTTATTTATCATCCAGATGCTCTCAACTCTATGGCATCATCTGTTGCTGCACGTTCTTCTCTTTCTGGACGTATTGATAAAGAAATTATTGATGCTGTCTTTACTGAAAGTACACTATCTCGGGCTTTAAATGATGCTTCTCTTAAAGTTGGACGTAAATTCCGTATGTTTACTTCTGAAGAACTTCGTAGAACAAATGATAAATATTTAACACTTGCACACTTTGACCAGTTCTTCCGTAGATTTGTTGCTAACTCACGCACAATAGCACCTGGAGTTGTAGTAGACCCAGCAACAGCATTTTTCCGTAACAATGGCCTACGCACCTCACAGGATTTTGCAATTGCTCGTACAGAAATGCTGGAAATTCTTGGTGTTAAGTACGACTATCAGATTCGCCAGTTCTTTATTGACCCCAAGCGTGCTGATGATGTCAAAAAGTTCCTTGATGAGTTTGGTGATACAACTGGTTTCCGTCAGCGTGGTGTTTCAGATGCAGATATTGCAAGAATCCACGTTGAAACAATGTTACTAGATATGCGTACTGCGTTTCATGGTGGTCCCAAGTCTTTTAATGATGATTTATTTAATCTTATTGCAGAAAAGCATAATGCTCTTGTTAGATATGAAATGGAATCTGGCAATAAGGTTGCTGGTAAATGGACTAAATCAAGTGGAAATGTTTCATTTGAAGAGTTTGAAAAGGCTACAGTAGGTAAACGTCTACAAGGTGAAATTAATACAGCAATTGAATTCCCAGATTTGGTTCCAAAGCGTGAACTAGAAAGCCTTTGGAAGCGACATGGTGATTTTCTTATGGAGCAGATGGACCGCCAGGTAACTGGTATTTTCCGTCAGCCAGCAGTTTTATCTATATACACACGTTTACGTGAAGGATATACTGGATTTCAAAATGAGTTTGTTCGTGTAACTAAGAAGTCTCTTCTTGAGGAAAACAAGAACATGACAGAAGAAACTGCACAGCGTATTGCAGAAAAAACCGCATCAAAACATTATACAGAAATTGCTATGAATGAAGCGGTTGATTCAGTTCTTAAGTATGTAGATAACCCAGCAATTCGTTCCAATCTTGCTATATCTACTAGAACAGTTGCACGTTTCTATCGTGCTACAGAAGACTTCTGGCGACGTTATTATCGCCTTATGCGTGATAAGCCATTGCAGGTTATCTATCGTATGCGTTTAGCACATCAGGGATTGTCTGCTCGTGGTGAGATTTACTATGATGATGAAGGCGAGCCATATGTAGTTTTGCCTACAGATACAATTATTAATTCAGCAGTTGAACCAGTAATGCGTAAACTAACTGGTGGTTCATTTAAGGTTCCAGCATTTAATGATGTTACTCTTAAACTACGTTTAATTAACCCATCATTTTCTCCAGAGGCTGGTCAACCTGGGCTTAGTGGACCTATTGCTGCTTTAGGATTTATTGGGTTTAGGTCTATTCTAGGTTATGCTCCAGGACCACTAGATGCTCCTGCAGAATACTTTGCAGATGAAATAGATACTTATGCCTTGGGTTATCTTGGAGATAATATTACGGTTCAGCGTGCTATTACACCACTGTTTTTGCAGAATGTTATAGATATATTGCCAGGTCAGGAAATGTCACGTCAAGAGGTGACGGCTGCATTCCAGGCTATTGCATACATCCAGGCATTTGGCTCACCAGATATTCAGTTACCTGATAATCCAACTGATGAGCAGAAGGCTGAATTCATTAAGACCATCAAGATTGCAGCACATAACGTAATTGCAGCCCGTGCTTTGCTTGGTATGATTTCACCAATCTCACCAACACTGCGTGAATCTAAGGGTGTGCCAAATTATATTAAAGCAACTGGCATTACAAGCATGCGTGCCGAGTTCTTTGATATTCTTGCTGGTATTGAAAAGACTGAATCTGATGAGGTCTTTGACCCATATGAACTAGCAGTAGCAATGTTCGTGGGCAAGAACCCACGTAAGATTATTTACACAGTATCTCGTAGCGAGAAGAATACTAAGGTTCTTATTGATAAGACAGATGCTGTAAAGAAGTGGTCTTTGTTTAATAAGAAGGCTATTGATACCTATGGTGAAGCAGCCTATATCTTTGCTCCACAAATCGGAGATTACACAGCAGATGCCTACAACTGGCTAGAGGCTAACGAGTTTATTCAAAGCCCAACTCTTGAAACATACTTAGAAAATGTTCAAATTGCTAGGGCTAAGCAGCAGTACTTTGATATTGAGCGACAGCAGCGTGAACTTCTTGACAAAGAGTCAA